ACTATCGCGAGGGCATGGCTGGCCCACAAGGGATGCGTTACGTCTCGCGTTATGTATCACGCGAGGGGCAGGTGCTTCTCGAGGAAGGCGGCTATCGGGTAATGCCGTATGCGGTCGGCCGCTATGTGACGGGGCCGCGAGAGATCTACGGCCGCTCGCCTGCAATGGAAGCGCTCGCCGATATCAAGTCGCTCCAGGAAATGGAAAAGACCATGTTGCGCATGGCGCATCGATTGGTTGATCCTCCGCTGATCCTAACTGAGGAAGGCGCGTTCAATGCGTTCTCGGTGCGACCCAATGCGTTGAACTACGGCTATCTGCGCGAGGACGGCACGCCACTCGTACAGCCGCTCATCACGGGCGGCAATCTGCCGGTCGGGATCGAGATGACCGATCAGAAGCGCCGAGCGGTCAATGATTCGTTTCTCGTGACGCTGTTCCAGATCCTCGTCGAGCAGCCACGAGTGATGACGGCGACCGAAGTGCTTCAGCGTGCGCAGGAGAAAGGCGCACTGCTCGGGCCAACGATGGGTCGCCAGCAATCAGAATTCTTGGGGCCGATCATTGAGCGCGAGCTGGACATCATGTCGGCGTCGGGAATGATCGAGGAGCCGCCTCCGATCTTGATGGAATACATCATGGAAGGTGGCGAGATCCTACCGAAGTATCAGGGGCCGCTCGCTCGCCTGATGAAAACCGAGGAAGCCGCAGGCATTCTGCGCACGATCGAGGCGATGCTTCCAGTCGCGCAAGCCTCTGGCGATATGTCTGTGCTCCGTCGCATCAATGCGGATGAAGCGGTTAAACTTATCGCCGAGGCGAACGGTGTGCCGGCGAAGGCACTGCGCACCGATGACGAGATCGCAGAGATGGATGCCGCCGAGCAACAAGCGATGCAAACGCAGCAGTTGTTGGCCGCCGCTCCGATCGCAGGGCAAGCCGCCGAACGATTCGCGAAGGCCGAGCAGATTGCGGCCAGCGTACCGAGACGAGAAGTGTTAGGAATTTAATCGATGTCCAACGAAACTGATGTGCTCGCGGTTCGTCTAAGCGCTCTCCATGAGGATGTGAGCGAGATCAAGACCGCGCTCGGCAAATTATCTGACGCGATCACCAAGCTCGCATTGGTTGAGCAGAATCAGAATATGACGGCCGAGGCATTGGAACGAGCATTCAAAGCAATTGAGCGCATTGAGTATCGGCTAGACGCAATCGAGCGTGCGCAACCGAAAAACACAAGCACGAGCATTTGGGTAGATCGTGGATTGGTTGCGTTGGCCTGCGCTGGCGCAATGGCGATCGCAAGAGGGGCCGGCGTGCTCTGATGACTCTCGGCGAGAAGCAGAGACAATTTGCGAAACTTGCCGGCCAGTTAATCGGGCGAGCTTATGAGATGGGATACGAGGTCAGTCTCGGAGACGCTTATCGCGACCCGCGTGTGCATGGCGAAGTGGGCGAGAAGCGCTCCTACAGCCATGCCTCGAGCGCCCACAAGATGCGCCTCGCGATCGATCTTAATCTTTTCAAGGATGGCCGGTTCCTGACCGAGACGGACGATCACAGACCGCTCGGTGAATGGTGGGAACAGCAGCACGAGCTGGCCCGTTGGGGTGGCAGATTCAGGGACGGGAATCATTACTCGTTTGAACATAACGGGGTGAAGTGATGCCAGTGTTTGAAGCGTTGATCGGGCCGGTCTTGCAGATCGTTGACAAGATCATTCCTGATCCAGAGGCGAAGGCGAAGGCGCAACTCGAGCTGCTCAAGCTACAGCAGGCGGGTGAGTTCAAGCAACTCGATGCCGATCTCCAGATCATGCTCGCGCAAGCGAAGATCAACGAAGCGGAAGCCAACTCGAAAGATCCGTTCCGCGCAGGCTGGCGACCCGCAGTCGGTTGGATCTGCGTGACCGGCATGGGCTACACCTACATCGCGCAGCCGCTCCTATCGTGGCTGTCGCTGACTCAGGGCTGGCAGGTGCCGCCATCCATTGATACGACTGATTTGCTAATCATGCTCGGTGGGCTATTAGGATTCGGGGGAATGCGAAGCTATGAGCGAGTCAAAGGCAAGGCCTGACGGGGTGCCAAAGAGCTTCAAGCTCGCCGGCCACACGATCAAAGTCGTTACAGTTCCGAAGTCGCGATGGAAATATAAACACGCGGTTGCACTCTGGGCACCGAACGAATGCAAGATTGAGATTCATGGAGGGCTGCGAGGCACTGCTCGGCAGCAGGCATTCATGCACGAAGCGACTCACGCAATCTTGGATGTCGCAGGTTATAGCAACACACTGAGTCAGGATGAGGAGTTCGTGGACAGGTTTGCACACTTGCTCCATCAGATGCTCTGCTCTTTTGACGAGTGACTTATGCCTAAGATGAAACTCACTGACGAGGAATTCGTCGAGCTATGGCAGCGCTGCAAGAGTGCCGCCGAAGTCGCAAAGATCTCTACGCTACCATTGCGGGCTGTCCACTCTCGGCGCAGGACGCTCGAAGGAAAGCTCGGCATCGCGCTCAAGGCTAAAAACGACAGGTTTCTCGGCAGCAGCGAGCAAGCCAAAAAAGGCAAAGCCGCCTCGGAGTTGGCCGAGACTCGGGCGCGTATATACAAGCGGGATATACCGTTTGACTGCACAGATGGCGTGGTGATGATCGCGAGCGATGCGCACTATTGGCCTGGCATTGTGAGCCTTGCGCACCAAGCCTTTTGCCGAGTCGCGAAGAAATTAAAACCCGCAGCCGTCATTATGAACGGCGACATTCTCGATGGCGCACGCATCTCTCGGCACGCCCGCATCATGTGGGAAAAGCAGCCGGACATGAAGGATGAGATTCATGCGGTGCAGGATCGAATGGCCGAGATCGAGCGAGCCGCGCAGGGCGCAAAGCTACTGCGAACGATCGGCAACCATGACAGCCGGTTCGAGAACTATCTGTCCAGTCGCGTCGGCGAGTTTGAAGAAATGTGGGGCATGACGCTGCTCGATTACTTGCCGCGATGGGAAGCGGGCTGGGCGGTGCATCTGAATCAAGGCAGCGATGCGTGGGTCGCAGTGCGTCACCGGCCGCTCAATGGAGGCGTCCATAGTGCCTATAACTCGACGCTCAAGGCAGGCGTGCATTACGTCCACGGGCATCTGCACAAGCTACAGGTGACTCCGTGGGCTGATTATCGCGGGCGTCGATATGGCGTCGATACCGGCACACTCGCTGAACCTTATGGCCCGCAGTTCAACTACACCGAAGCGGGGCCGGTCAATTGGTGCTCTGGGTTTATTGTCCTGACATTTAGGGATGGGCGACTACTCCAGCCCGAGATGTGCTCGGTCGAGCACGGTCAAGCATGGTTCAGAGGAGAAAAGGTCTAATGGAAATTATCCTCGGATTTATATTTATCGCACTCCAAGTCGCAGACGCGCTTACTACCTACATCATTCTGAAGGGCGGCGGCCGTGAGCTGAATCCGTTCATGCAAGTGGTGATGAACTTTCTCGGCGTGGTGCCGGCGCTCGTTGTGATGAAACTGCTCGTAGTGGGCGTGTTCATGGTCTACGCAGAAGCGATCCCGCTCTGGGTGTGGATGCTGATGGTCATCATCTATGCGGTGGTCGTTGCAAATAATCTCCGCGCAATCTCTGATATGGATAAACTCAAGTAATGCCATCTGCAACGCTGATGTTTCGCTCCCGATTGCATCGGGCGCTCTTTCGTTCTCGTGCCTACAAGCGTCTATTCACTGATCCTAAGACAGGCGAGATGAGCGAGGACGGTGCGACAGTGCTCGCGCATCTGAAGCGTCAAGCGCGTTACGGGAAGCCGCCCGCGGCGACCGATCGCACAGGCGCAACGGATATGTACGAAGTCGGCCGAATTGTCGGGCGGCAAGAGATGGTGCAGTTAATTGTCGAGGCGCTGCACCTAGACGAAAAGACCTTGACCAATCTGCAAGAGGATATACCTGATGAGTGAAGATCTAGGGTCTGCGGAAGCAGGCAACCCGACTGCTCCGGCAGCGGCACCGCAAGTAAATACCTGGTACGCCACTGACGGACTCGATGAAGGCACAGCCAGTCAGCTCGGCGAACTGGTGAAAGCGAAGGGATGGAAGGGGCCAGCGGATGCGCTGCTCTCCTACCAGAATCTCGAGAAGGTATTCGGCGCGGATAAGGCAGGGCGCACGATTCTTGCGCCGAAGTCTGAGGATGATGCGGATGGATGGGGCGCGGTCTATGACCGACTCGGCCGGCCGGAAAGTCCAGACAAGTACAATCTTCCTGTACCCGAGGGCGATGACGGATCGTTCGCGCAAGCGGTCGCGCCGGTATTGCACGAGCTAGGTCTGACCAACAAGCAAGCGCAAGGGCTGGCTGAATGGTGGAACGGGATGTCAGGCCAGCGCATCGAGCAAGAGCGCGAGGCGTTCATGCAGAAGTCTGAACAAGACTTTGCGGATCTTCGTCGCGAGTGGGGCGCAGCAGCCGACCAGAATACCGATCTTGCTAAACGTGCGTTGGTGCGATTCGGTCAAGACGCCGGCATCGATGCGGATGGTCTCGA